AATCGACGACCGTTTCAACATAGTCGCTGGCGCTTTGACGAATGGCATGACCATCTACTTCAAGGTGGGTGCCATACCGCCAGCGAGTGGACCGCCCAACGCGCTTCCAGCGCCCATTGTAGCGGCCACTCATTACTTCGTTATCAACTGGAAGCCAACCCAGTTCCAAATCTCGGCTACGCTAAACGGTTCACCGCTGGCGCTGACCGGCATAGGGAGCGGGACCAACGAGATTTGGGTGTTCGCCAGCGCTGGCGGCAACTGGCATGACCGCTATCGTTTCCGCGTTATCATCGACAACACGGTCATCCCGGACACGGAAGTTCCAGCGATCATCAATCTCATTCAGTATTTCAAACCGATCACTCGCTGGCCCGAAGGCGAGACGCTGGTGTCAGAGCCAAGCACCGGAAGCGTCTTTGTATTTGGGTTTGCGGAAATGTTCGTTACCATCCAATCTGCGGCAGCTACAATCAGAACAGGAATACCATCTCATGGCACTTAACATTCAAGTCTTCACCAACATCGGCATCACCATGCTGGGCCAGGCGGACGCTGGCCAGACGCTTACCGTCAATCGCATCGTGGTAGGCAGCGGGTCAGCCACGCAGGACAGCGACTTATACCCGCTGACCGCTCTTATCAACTGGAAGGCTGACGTCACCATCACGCGCAAGCAGGATTTGGGCAATGGGATAATGTTGGTGAGTGGTGTCCTGAACGAATGGGAGATGCCAGCGGGTCCGCCATTCCAGCTTCGTGAGCTGGGCATCATGGCACAGACGGCAGCTGTAGGCGTCACGACCAAGCCGAGTCCAGGTCCGGGTCCTTCGCCCGCGCCATTGGTAAGTGACTCGTTGTATTGCGTTTCCAACGTCTACGCGAACACGCCACAGACAATTACACCGGGAGGCACTAGCAGCTGGGCGTTCGACATACAAGTCGAGATAGATCGCGCCACGAGCGTGGTTATCAATATCCAGCCAGCCAGCACGTATGACGCCGAGAACATTCCCACGGACGATCTGGTGGACGCTGGCTGGTATGCAGGCCGATCTGGCAACGTGTTCCAGTTCAAGCGCGTGGTTGCTGGCCCAGGCATCATTGTCGATCAGACCACTTATCCTGACCGCATCATCATCAAGACGACCCAGCTATCGCAGAATCTCGACTTGTATGTGCCAGCGAACAATCCAGATGCGCCACCCAGCCCACCGCCCAACACGGTGTTCGGCAGCATACAGGCGGCTCACGATTACCTGTTAGGATTCACGATACCACCGCAATACCATGCCACCATCCACGTTCACGAGTTGAATAACTCGGTCATCACGACAGCACCTATTACTTTCACGCATCCCAACTCTTCGCAGATCAACGTCATCGGCCAAGCGCCTGTTAGCATTGCCATTACGTCGATCACGCCAGGCACCGGCGGCGCAAAGGTTTGCCACGTTGGCAACACGGCTGGCCTTGTGGTCAACAAGTTCGTAGCCATTCTTGACAGCATCTGGGGCTATGGCGGTGGCTGCTTCATCACAGCGCTGGGAACAGGGACAGTCACCTGCAACACCTACGACCAAGGCGGGATGCCTGTGTATGCCAAGACCGACACGGGCGCCAGCCATCCACGATTGGTCTATTTGCCCACGGTCCTTCAGCTGAATAGCACGCCAACGCAGATAACAGGCATGATAAACTGTCCGTATGGCATCGGCCTTATCCAGAACATCTGCGCCATAGGCGACCTACGCAACACCGCTCCGGGCAACAACCTCAACAACTACCTCACTTACATTTGGAACATAGGAGGCATAGGTGGTTCGATGGTGAATTGCTGGGCGATGTGCGGCAGGCGTGGCTTCAACCTTTACGCTGGCACTACCAGCCTGTCGTGCGATCATCCTTGGCCGTATGTAGGAGCCATCGTGGCTGCCAACTGCGGCTTTGGAATCGTTGGCGCTGGCGTGGTAGCAGCGTTTGACCGGACCTACGTCAATGGCTGCTCTCAGGGCATCGTGCCGGGTGGCGCTGGCTACGCCATCGGGTCCATCACGACTGGCATGGATAACACCATCGTCTATCTCAACCACAATTACATCGGCGTGAATTGCAGCGGCATCTTCTTGGGCGGCACCTACGCTTATGCCAATAACACTACAGCTTTCCAGTCCTACTCTGGCGGCTCGATCACTCTGGACTCAGCTTATCCATCGGTGCCGGAGTATAATGGCACACTGGACACGAATGGGACAGACCTGAACGCGGTGGGCATGAGTTACATCTGGTATGATCAAAAGGGCCAACATGCGCCAGTGACCAAACCGCCACATGATTCGGTTGCCACGGCTGACTTGGCAAGCGGCCAATTGTCTTTCATCCATGTGCAGGACTCAGGGGCTGGCATGGGCGGTGGCCCGATAGGACCCAACGGTCCGCAGGACAGCGGCCAGCCAGTAGGTCCGCAAGACCCTGTAGTTGGTCCCCCAGGGCCGGGCACGCCACCGGGCAATGTTCCTTGGGCACCACCTACCACGCCGACGGTGCCACCCATACTGTCTGCGATTAACTTCCCAACCACGTTATGAAAACCAAGAGTCCAGCCAAGAAGAAACCATCCAGCGAGCGGACCGTGGACCAGCTGGCAGGGTCAGCCAACCCGCTGAACCCGCGTAAGATCACGCCGGAACAACTCAAGATGCTGGCTGATTCGCTGCGGCGATTTGGCGACTTGTCCGGCCTGATACTCAACGTCTCGACCAACCATCTCGTAGGCGGCCACCAGCGGGTCAAGGTGCTGGGGGCCGCGCCAGTGGAGATTACCAAGCGATATGACCGCCCAACGCCCAACGGGACCGTGGCTGAAGGTTTCGTCATCTTCGAAGGCGAGCGTTACACCTACCGAGAAGTCAGCTGGGACGAACGGACCGAGAACGCGGCCATGATAGCCGCCAACAAACACGGTGGCGACTGGGACATACCGATGTTGTCCACGCTTCTGCTGGAACTGGATACAGGCGAGTTCGATGTGTCACTGACTGGCTTTAGCTCGCAGGAATTGGAGAAGATGGTTCGTGGCGTCAAGACCGAAGGCAAGGATGAGATACAACCACTCTCCAAAGAAGAAATGGATCTGTTGCCCGCCCATATCCGAATGGTCCAGTTGTTCCTGACTATCGACACGTTGCCGCCTTTCCAAGAGAAGGTGGAAGCGCTCAAGGCCATCTGGGCGACCAACAACGTGACGGACACGGTGGTCAAGGCAGTCGAGATTTGTTACACACTACATCATGGCGACATTATTACAGAGAGCGCGAACGGTAGCAGCCCTGAAGCTGGATTACCGGACCTGCCAGCCCCAGACTGAGGTGCTTCAGCTGGAGAAGGCAGCGCTGACCGACGACGAAGCGGACCAGCTGGCCGGACACTTGCTGGATGACAAGGCGTATGACTTCCTGTTGGAAGGCAATGCCGATGTCTACAAACCCGATGGAACCATCCTTTGCAAACTGCGGCACAACGTGTTGGACGAAGCCACGTGTTACAAGGCGTATCCTGTCTGGCGGGAAGCGGCCAGAGACAGTCACAATCGCGGTCACGCGAGTGGCATCATCGAGAGCCAAGCAGAGACTTACAAAGGAGTCAACCTGCAACGTGGCGGCAAGATAGTCAGCCAGACACGCGCCAGAGCCATCCTGCCCGATGGCCGGATGAGCAACACGATGGTAGCCAAGACGGTCAAGAGCGGCATCGTGGGTTACTTTGACCGGAGCGCCCGATTCCCTTACTGCCGACTGACCGGCTACAATCTCAATCGCGGCCATCGGTTCCAAGCGGTGCTGCCTTTCATCCAACGCGTGGACCAAGCGTTCAAGGGCCTGATGCCTGACCGCTACGACAACCAACTGGCCTACGTCCGCGACACCCATCCTGACTTCTTCATCCACGGCACTTCTTTCACTACCATCACGGTCAATCGCAATTTCCAGACAGCGGTCCACAAGGATGTAGGCGACCTAAAACAAGGCTTTGGAGTTATGTCCTGTCTTCGCCACGGTCGCTTCGAAGGCTGTTACTTCGTGTTCCCCAAGTATCGGGTGGCGCTGGATATGCGGACAGGTTCGGTCCTATGCGCGGACGTTCACGAATGGCATGGGAATTCTCCCATCCGTGGTAACAAGGGCCTGTATGAACGAGTGTCGATGGTATTCTACTATCGGGAGAAGATGACTGAATGCGGGAGCGCCAATGACGAACTCGAAAGAGCAAAACACGCACCTAGAAAACAACTTGGCGGCAAAGCCTGACTATCGCCAGCTGGAACACCGCTGGGAAGGGTTCAATCTGTTCTACCAGTTCCATGTAGACACGGGCGACTACGCGCCATACCTGCCCGTGGAGCGATGGCTGATTGCCAGGCATAGCTACCCGCTGGAACAGCAATACGCGCTGGCTTTCTTTACAGGCTGTATCGGAAACGTCCCGTCCACGCCACTCATGGCTCAAGACTTCCCGGAGATAACATCCAGGACGCTTCGCCAGATGGCCGCGTTCTTCAAGGAGAACAAGCCACGGCTCATGTTCGCGCCTGATAACAAGTATCGAAAGATCGTGTTCGAACGCTTCCTGGAGTCAGTAGCCAGTTCGCTTCGTCATTACGGCAGCTTGGCAGCTTACATCGGGTCCGCGCTGGATGGCACCAACCAAGAGCGTAACTTCCGAAATCTGCAAGCCATGTGCTTCCGTGACTGGTTCCACTGGGGCCATTACGGCCACTGGTGTTTCACGGAAGCGTTGAAGGACCTTATGGCTATCCCCATCGAGCCACCGCTGGTGGAGTTCGCACTCAATGCCAGCGTCAGGACGGGCTGGGCGCTGGCGCAAGGACACGACCAGCTGGCGCAAGGAGGCATCCATCCACGGCATCTAGCGTCCATGGAGCGTGAGGCAGCTGCCTATGTTTATTCACTGGGCAAGACCAAGGCCAGTTACTTCTCGCTGGAAACAGCTTGTTGCAATTACAAGCGCCAGCACAAGGCCAGCCACTATGGCGGCTGTTACATTGACGAGATGTATGACGAGATAACCGAGATGCAGCACAAATGGCCGGAGCGACAGGACCTTTGGGACGAGCTATGGGCTGGCCGTAAAGCCACGTTGCCAGCCACGCTCCTGTATGAGAATTACTACACTGGCGGCAAGGCTTACCAAACG